GCGGTTGAACTCCTCCTCCAGACGTACAAGATAGGGCATCAGGCAGTATTGGACGAATTCCATTCCCTGATGCTCGATGTTGTTGTTCGTAGCGCGCTCCAGATCGGCAATCATATGCGGTGGCACTCCATAGATGGTAGCGATCTCTGTCTTCTGAAACTTGCGCGTAGCAATGAACTGCGCATCTTCGGGTGGAATGGAGATCCGCTCATAGGTCATACCTCCCTCCAGGAGCAGCGGGACATGCGAATTGTGCAGTCCCGAGCTTTGGGCTATGAGGTCGCGCTTGAGTCGCTGGTATGCTTCCGGTTTCAAGGTCGAAGGGTACTTGAACACGCCCGACATATTGCCTCCCTGATTGAAGAAGCGTTCACCGTACTCCTGCGCTGCCTGCGAAAGATAGAGGTTGTCACGATGTACGGCAATGGGGCTCTTCCCTTTATAGCCGTTGGTCGAGAGTCCCCGCAAGTGGATAACATCATCCGAAGAGAGCATTTCTCCCGAAGAAGTGCGGTAATAAAGCACATCATCGGCACTCAGAAGAGGCTCGATCTCGGCCGGGTGTAACAGTCGCAGGCGCACGGGACGGTAGAATTTATCGCGATAGATGCGAGCATAACCATTTCCCCACAACGTACACGACACCATCAGATGGTGCATCAATGCGAAACGACCGGTATACGAATTGGGACGCTGAAGCAGAAGATGAGCGGGATGTGAATACGCCTTCTCGCGACCTTGTGACGTACGTTGGTAGAGATGAACGGGCAATGTTCCCACGGTTTCGGAAAGGATGCGCACACAAGCCCACACGGCCGAAAGATTGAGCGAGCCCTCCTCGGATATGTAACGTTGCGCCGTATTGTCGGAAACGGTGTCGGAGAGGAGAGCCGCATTGACCGCCTGTTCAAACTCTGAAGACGATACGCGGCTCTCCCTCCGGCTCCTGGCGGAGCGCGTGCGAGAGAAGAGATATGAAAGCCAGCTTGACACCGTTATTTGCATCTATGTACGATGCAAACATAAAGCGACTACTGACTTTAACAGATGAACAATGTTCAGTTATAAGAATTCCTTGCGCCGACGACGGCTGATTGCCAGGTGCAACGAACGGATGTCGGCATAGCGGCGTGAGCCGAAGATGTTTTGATAGTACTCTTCCAAACGTTCATACGCCTCGACCTGCGTTGGATAGAGATCACACATTCGGCGATAATACCGGATAAAACCATCGGTAGAGAGCAGTTCTCGGTGTTCCGACGAGAGAGGAGCAAGACTTTCAAGCCGTTGCTCCATATCGGCCCGCAGAGCCAGCTGGTGTGTTGTGTTTCTCCTTCGACGACTCATAGTTGCAACAACCCGCGTTGATTATAGGGATTTTCGTCTTCGGAAGCCTGAGCTGTCATCCATTCCCCAAAAGCCATAATCGAAGCTACGATGCCATCGATCTTCTGCGTTGACTTGGCCTTGTCGGGTTTGATATTGCCGGCCGGATCGGTCATCACTACGGTCGAAGCGAGCATCCATCGCAACACCGGATTGCCGAAATGTTCGATCTTCCCCGTGAGAACCATCTTCTCAAACTCTTTTGTGGGAGCGGACATTGAGCCGTAACCCTGCCCGAACGGGTTACACACCATACCTTCGTTCTGCAGATCGATAATTGTCTGCGAGGAGTTCCATCGGTCATACGCTGAAGCCTGCAAATCGTAGTCCGCAACAATACGCAGGATATCCGCCTTGACAAAATCGTAGTCGATGACATTCCCCGGTGTAACAGTGACGTATCCCTCGGCCACCCATCGCTCATAGTTGATGTTCTCCTTTCGGATCTTCTCCTGCATCTTCTCTTCCGGAATCCAAAAGTATGGCAACAGTTGGAAGTGGTCGTTCTCGTGGAACAACAGAACGTAAGCCGTAATGTCCGAGACGTTCGAGAGGTCGAGGCCTCCCCAGCAGGCACAGCCCGTCAACTCCTCGCGAGGAGTCGTGCCGATGCATTCCATCCACTTCTCGTCCAGAATCCATGTCCGCTCGGCATCTACCCACAGGTTGAAGTTCTTGGTCAGCACATTGCGTACGGCTTCGGGGCGATTCTTCGCATCCTTGACCTGATCGGCAAGGTAGTCTGAAGAGAGCGACACCCCGAGATTGGGATTGGACTTGCTCCACATCTTCGGGTCGTCCCACTCCTCTTTTGAGTCCTGGGTATAGATGATACCGAAGAGCGAGTCGTCCTCGTTCACTCCACGCAACACCTTAATGACATTATCCCGATAGGCATAGCAAGCCCCTGCTTTGTTGAAACCTGCCGTGGTAATGATAAACATCAACGGCTGGCGGCGAGCGCCAAAAGCAGACTTGAGGACATCGAACATTCCCGAATCCTTATGTGCATGGAACTCATCGATAATGGCACAACTCGGATTCAAGCCATCGTGCGTACCGTAATCCGAAGAGAGCGGTTTCATCGTGCCTCCTTTCAGGTCATAGACGATCGAGTTGCGAAAAGGTGTGAGGTAGTTCTTCAAATCGGTAGCCTTGACAATAGCCACGGCATCCGAGAAGCAGATCTTCGCCTGGTCTTTGATCGTTGCAGCGGAATAGACCTCCGGACGCGACTCCCCATCGGCAAAGAGCATATAGAGGGCGATGCCTGCCGCAAGAGCGGTCTTGCCGTTCTTGCGGGCAATCTCAATGTAGGTGTAACGGAAACGGCGTGTCCCATCGGCATATTTCCAGCCAAAAATATTCCACACCACAAATTGTTGCCACGGCTCAAGACGGAAACGGCTACCGGCCCACTTGCCTTTGGTATGCTTTAGGCATTCGATGAAGTGGATGGCACGAATCGCTTCTCTGCGATCAAAAAACCAACCTCTGTCGAGAGCCATATCCAGGTCGCGGTAATATCGACCGACAGCCAAACGAACATATTCACACGCCAGAATCTCTCCTGAACGTACCCTCCGGGCGTACTCCTCGGCCAGATGTAGTTTCAGCTTCTCTTTACTCATCTCCTGTCACTGTTATCTCTTCAAATTCCGCAAAGTCATTCTTGGGGGTGTTGTTCGCGAGAAGTGCTGCGACACGATTACAACTCGATGGAGTCATTCCGAACTCCGCAGCAAGCGACCGTGCAGCCGCCAATGCCCCCTCGGCAATCTTGCGTTTGGGATTCACGATAATAGTTGTACCTTGTTTGGTTTCTATCTCTACGGTTGCCCCTTCGCGCTCGACATCACGCATCGAGTCATGGTACAAGGCCATCTCGCGGGCATACGCCACAACCAGATCCACACCTGTAACATCCAGCAGGCCTTTGTGGATAAGCTCCGTGGCAACAACGGCAAATATCTTCTTCGCTGTGCCCTTTAACCTTGTACGTGGCAGAGCCACAACCGCAGTGGTCGGTGGAATCGCCACGCTGTTACTCATCCGGCATGGCTGGTCTGTTCCCCGCAGGGTTTTCAAGGAATCGGGTATTTTCTTGCGTCCTTTCATAGTTTTCAGGTTTTATCGATCTTAATCCCACTTCGTGGGCTTTCAATTACTCTCGTTCGACAGAGTCTGAGTAAGTTCTTTTTGTATTCGCTTACTCTCAATTTTGCACGCGCGTCTTCTCGACTTGGGGCGCGATTGGGTTTGGCAGGGTGTGAAGGAATATGACCCCCTATCCCCATACACGATGTGTAGTTAATTGCACCATTTCCGCAATGCTTTATCAAAGAGTTACGGCGATTTTGGCGGGTCATTCCCAAAATTCAAACACATTGTCATTCAAATCCTTAACACTGCAATTAATCACACCTTCATTAAACTGGTTATCAACTCTTTAATGTTTCCGGGGTTTTGGTTACCATTGCTTCGATTATCCGGCTGGGGTTCTGATCCAGCAGACGACGTTTCTGCGCCATGTCGATATAGATGCGTGTAGTTGCCGAGGAGGTATGTCCGAGCAGATCCCTGATAAGCTCGATATCCATGCCGCTCTCAACGAGCAGGCTTCCGCAAGTATGACGAAGCGAATGGGCCGTTATCTTCGGATCATTGATGCCAATGGCTCGCAAACGTTGCTTTACCAGGTGCGAGATGGACTGCGTAGTAAGACGTGTTGAACTCCGACCTTTGCAGTGATTGACAATCAAAGCATCTCCCCATCGAAAATCCCGTTCGGCAAGGTACTCCTCATAGAGTGCTACGGTGAATTCGGGGAGTGCCACCACATCATGCTTGTCAAGGTGACCCTTGCGCTGTATGCGAAGCAATGTGCGATCTCCGTCACGTGCAACGTCTTCAATATTGATCCGGCACACCTCGCACGACCGCAGGCCATTCAGGAGCATCAGTGCGACGATGAGTTTGTCGCGCTTGCCCACGATACTCTCCGTGGAGATGCTCTCCAGGAGTTGTTGCGCCTGAAATGCTGAGAGAGGGTACTTGTAGTGTTCGCGCGAACGGATGCTTGAACGAATGCCCTCTCCGATATCTTCGCAATAATGCCTCTTGGCACAGTAGCGATAGAAGAGCCGCACGACTGTGATGTAGCTGAAGTACGTGTAACGGCTCTTGCCCTCATAAAGTAACTGTTGCCTGAAAGCGAGGATATCATCACGTCTCGGCTCCCGGGGGTCCTTACCCTGCGCAACAAGCCACCGGAACCATAGCCGTATTTTACGACGATAGTCGGTCTGCGTTGAAGGAAGACCATCGAGCGAGGCGATCCACTCTTCGATGATTTGATTTAACGATAGCGTTGTTCTCATCTTCTTTGCCTGATGTAAAAATGGGAGGAATGCAGATGCCACATGCCATTAAGGACTGATTGCAAACCACCATCCGCACTCCTCCGGAAAGATTTACTTCATAGGCAATACAATTTAATGGTTAATAACTATTTATCCCGTGCCGATTTACGGCTGTGACATCTGTTGCATAACGATTGCAGATTCTCAATATCCAGCGGAGCACCGCCCTTATTGATCGGAATGATGTGGTCGACCATCTGTGCCGGGGTGTGACGTCCCTGACGCAGACACTCCTCGCAAAGCGGGTGTTTCTGCAACTGCACAAGACGTAGCTTCCGCCATGCTACAGATTGATAGAAGGACGTATTGTGATGGCGATATCCCTCATAAGGCTTTCGCAGGGGAACCCACGGCCGTGGTGTGTTTCGTTTCAAACGTGGCATCAGCGTATTATATCGTGGTTAACAGGTAATGACGGATCTTCCGTGCGGAAGCCTTTCACCCGCAGAATTCCAGCTTCGGGGAAACGCTCTCGCAATGCCTCTGCCGAAAAATCGAAATAGGCAAAGTCGTCCGTAAAAGCAAACTGCTCATAATCCAGAAGGTTACGGCGCAGGGCAAGTAGATCGTAGTCATCCCATAACAGGATCTCGCCATTGTGTGTGGCATATTTGCGCTTGCCATTGGTCAAGCAGAAGATTACTCGATACTCTTTCATACCAGGCGTTGTTTATAGTCCTTCAGTTCGATGAACAGTTGTAGCTCCAGGCGAACAATACTTGCCGCAGGATAGCGTCCGCTCTTTCGGCCGCGCACATACTTGCGGTGCAGACGTTGCAGGAAAATCTCGGCATCGCGCCTGTCAATCTGCTCCGCGATAAGTTCATAGCCCAATGGTGTATCCGTGGATGGCGGAATGATGGTCTGGAATCGGCTCTGCGCATAATTGTAGCAGAGGGACACGATTTGGATGGGGATCTCATTCATAACATACTGATCATTTACGCAGGCTCTCGCCGCTGAAATGGACACTTCGACACAGATGTGCCAGGCGATCCATCGTGCGCTCACCATAGCGGTTATAAATCTGTTCTTCACAGAGGTTCGTAGTGATAAAGACCGGACGATGATAGCGCTCGGCCGCATTAAGCACCAGATTGAAACCCTCATATCGTTCGCCATAATCATTGAGCATCGGCTCGACACCCAACTCATCGATAGCCGGGAACGATGAATGCAACAACCGATCAATGTAAAGCCACGGCCGGTGGCTGCGAAACGTTTGCTGATCGGGAATCTCCCTGCCCATATCCTGCGCATGGACGGGCTGCAATACGCGGTTCTTCATACGGAACAGTACCGGGAGAACCCCGTTCAGAATTACGCTCTTGCCCCGTCCGCAATCGCCCATCAGAAGCAGGCCTTTATCCTGCGTAGAGATCATCCACGCAATAATATCTTCATATTCGGGCAAATGGTGATATTGCTCGAAAGTGGAGTCCACGGAGCGGAAGATTGCCCGAAAAAGTTGATTGCAGGTCGTCCTGTCTCCCCAGGACCACGACCATATTTCGCGATGATCGAGCACGCCCTCGCGGGTCATCTGCGAAATCAGTTGAGAAATGTTGTTTGCCATAATATCTATCGATTGGTTTCAGTATCCGTTTTGCCTGCATCTCGCAGTTTGTCGATGTAATGTTGTCGCCGTTGCGCATCTTTGCTCTGCATAATTTGCCCGATACGTTGTCCGTATTGTCGGCCGCATTGTTGTGTCGTATGACGCAACGAGAATAATCCGGCCCAGTTATTCGCCATACTTTGATCGACAATGGCGGACGCAAGAACGACATCATCCTCCGAGAGCCGACGAAGCAGGGAGAGACATTTTTTTGCGCCCATCTCACTCCGATAGCTCTCATGCCGCAGTCGCTTGTATTCAAACCAGGTCGCCAGCACCGCACGCCACGGCTCATCAAGAGAATCCAGGAACAGCCCCTGATTGAATCGTTGGCCTTCTCTCTTTTTGGCGCAACTTTTTCTCTCTTGCGACGTAGACGTCAGCTTTTCTTTTTTCTTGATTTTTTCTTTTATAATATCTCTGTTTAGTTTATATATGTGTTCATTTTGAAACGCAGTCTGCAACACAAAATCCCCATTTGTACCCTGCTGTGTTTCACATTGTATTGCAAACTGTGTTGCAGATTGTGTTGCAGAGTCCGTTTCAATTTGAAATACAGGAGGACTCTCCAATGCAATGAGCCGATAGGTACAGCAAGTATTGCCCCCGTGAGACCGAAAGGCTATACGCCCCATTTTGCGCAACCGCTCCCTCTCACGGTAGATTGTGGTACGAGACAATCCGGTGCGAAGTTCCAATAGAGAATAGGGAACTTTTATGGCCGGACGCCAGCCACTTCGATTGGAGATGGACATCAGAGCATGCCACAACGAAATGGCCGAGGCTGGAAGCGGATTGGCCTCCAACCAATCGTAGAAGAGTTTTATTTCCGTCAGATAGTTCATCGCTTCAACCGGTTATACTGGCGCAGTATACGGTCGAATTCTGTGGCATTATCACCCGTCACGGATTCCACGGAAGATTCACCCGGCTCCAGGGCGTACCCCATATGTCGCATGATATCGCGCTTGCTGATACGAATGCCGTTATTACACCTCTTGCGCTCGATGTTGTACTTGATACAGTCCCTATCAAGTTGCCGAAGGCCCTTGCCCAACATATCGGCGGCCTCCTGCCGCGTGATGTAGACATCACAAGTAGAAGAACCGTCCAGACAACGGAGTTCATTCAGGCTACTTTGCAACGACAGCAACTCCGTCTGAATCTTATTGAGGATATCAATATACTTCATAGCATCGCTGTTTTATTCCCGGAACAAAATTCCGAACAATAAAAACAGAAAGTGCAGGGAGTCCAGGCTGAACTCCCTGCAATAAAGTTCTCACATCGCTGTAAATCAGCAACTAAATTTTAAGACTCCCAGTCAGACAAGTCACAAGGTGCGAGATAAAGGCCGCAGGATTACGTTTGATGTTGAGAATAGTATCCCGCTCGTTATAGGCACTCGATTCTGAGATGGAAAGATGCAGTCTCTCGGCTACAGATGATACTACGCGGGCATAGGCCGCAGGTTTGCCTCGATCGTCAACAATAGCCTCTGCGCGGCACAATGCCGTGAGAAGTTCAAGCAGGTCGCGTTTGGTAAATTTATCAAGATTCCAGTGAAAAGGAGATTTTTCACCGGGCAGGACAGGGGTGAAGAGTTCCGGGAAGGTGAGCCGCTTCTCGTTCTGGTCTATCAGAGTGGTGATGTTGGTGCGGCAACGATGGATCAATGAACGCAACGTTTCATTTTTTTTTGCGCAGGGCCAAAGAGAGCTGTGTGTGCAGATCGTGCAACTGGAAGTCAATCTCCAGGTAGCCGACCCCACTTGTGGTAAACTCCCGCAACAAAGTCTGAAATGTAACGAAAGCACCATGTAGTTCCGAATGGTTCATTTTCTGCGAGTCTTCGCTCAAAACCGCTTGCATAAAGCGGCAATCATGTAATTCTTGCATATTCATTAGGTTATTTGCCCACTCCGGCCAACACAAGACTAGGGCTATTATTTTAAAACCAAATATTTGCGATTATATCCAAAATATGTGTCATAAAATGTCACTGCGTATCTTTATTTTTGTTGAGCAGGAAGCGATATGTATCCTACCAATCAGCAAACACACAAGAGTAACGTAAATTCTGTATGGTAAAAAATAGTGAATTTATGCGGTCAAACTAACAATTTTTCAGTTTAAACAAAAGCAAAATGAATTCATATATATTATATTTGCCAAATATTGTCAAGACAAAAATAGGTAATATGTTATTTGCAGAAAGAATAAAGGAGTTACGCATTCAGAGGAAAATGCCTCAAAGACAAATCGCAGCGACTCTTGACATAGATACCGCTACATACTGCAAGATCGAGAGAGGGGAGCGAAAGGCCAAAAAAGAGCAAGTCGCTATACTATCTAGGATGTTTAATGTAGATTCAACAGAACTCCTTGCATTATGGCTGGCCGACAAAGTAACGGATGTTATTTCTGAAGAGCAACGAGTTGCCATTGCTGCTCTTTCGATGGCAGCAGAGAATTTAAAAAGAATAGGTTGATATGATAAGGACAAAATTAAACCAGACGATAAAAATCCCCACAAAAATATTAGATGATCAACATTCAATTCATGGACTAAGAACATATATCAGTCTATTCAGTAGTGCAGGTGTTGGATGTTATGGATTCAAAGAAGAGGGATTCCATTGTATCGCTACTGTTGAATTATTGGACCGAAGATTAAAAATACAGAAGTTTAATCAGAAGTGTGCATATAATAGCGGATATATTTGTGGCGACATGACTGCGCAAGACACCAAGGATCGGGTTTTTGCGGAGTTAGATATGTGGAAAAGAAACTTTAAGCTAACCGATCTGGATGTGTTGATTGCGACACCTCCATGCCAAGGTATGTCCGTGGCAAACCACAAAAAAAGAGATGAGCTTAAACGCAACTCATTAGTAGTTGAGTCTATTAAAATGACTGAGGAGATTAAGCCTAAATTTTTCATATTCGAGAATGTTAGAGCTTTTCTCACATCTGTATGTACTGATATTGATGGACAAGACAAACTCATCAAAGATGCAATAGAAACTAATTTATCAGGGACTTATAATATATTGTATCAGGTTATCAATTTTAAGGACTATGGGAATCCCTCTAGTAGAACAAGAACATTAGTTATTGGCGTACGTAAAGATCTGAAAGAGGTCACACCATACGATATTTTTCCCGACAAGCAACCAGAAAGGACCTTGCGACAAATAATCGGGCATTTACCATCATTGAAAACGATGGGAGAAATTTCCGAGAATGATATTTATCATAATTTTCGCAGATATTCTCCGCACATGGAATCTTGGATTGCTGACATTAAAGAGGGACAATCGGCATTTGATAACACAGACATAGCCAAAATTCCACATAGCATTAAGAATGGTGCCATTGTATATAATGCTTGTAAAAATGGAGATAAATACACTCGTCAATGCTGGGATAAGGTCGCACCTTGTATTCATACTCGTAATGACATATTGGCGAGCCAAAATACAGTTCACCCAAACGATAATCGAGTGTTCAGTATTAGGGAGGTTATGCTGTTAATGTCCGTTCCAGATTCTTTTCAATGGAGCGATATCCCTTTCGATGATTTGAACAAAATGTCACTAAAAGAGAAAGAGGCATTTTTGAAAAAAGAGGAGATGAACATTCGCCAAAATTTAGGCGAAGCTGTTCCCACTATTATATTTCAACAGATTGCTGCAAAAATCAGTAAGATATTATCCAAACACACATTAACTGAGCAAGATATCAAGTTTATAGTTGATAAGAATCAACTAACCATACATTCTCATTTAGCTGATTACATTAGCCACAACCACTATTTGGGGTTTGCCGATCTTTCAAAAATAGCAGAGTTGGCCAATGCATTGAGAGAAGATAATGCGGCATACTATACAAGACAAGACATTTGCTATACAATTATCAAAAGTCTTCCAGATGCAAAAAAATATACTGAATTAAACATTCTAGAACCGTCAATAGGCGTAGGGAATTTTCTGCCCGTACTACTTTTGAAGTACGCAGATGTACCCTCTGTCAACATTGATGTGGTTGATATTGATCCTAATAGTATTAAAATATTAAAAGAACTTGTTTCGACAATCGATCTTCCTAGTAATTTCCACATCACTTACATCAATGCGGACTTTTTGCTATACAAATTCGATAAACGATACGATATCGTAGTTGGAAATCCCCCATATAAGAAACTTACCAAAGACAAATGTCTTTTAGCAAAATATAAGGCTCACGCATCAAATAAAGACACCAATAATATTTTCGCTTTTTTTATTGAAAAAGCGATTGAGATAGGGACTGTCGTATCATTTATCGTCCCGAAAAGTTTAATAAATGCCCCCGAATTTGATGCAACGCGCGCAATGATGGGAAAGAAAAAGATTACTCGCATAATTGATTTCGGTGAGAAAGCCTTTAAAGATGTAAAAATTGAAACGATCTGCTTTATCCTTGACACTCAAAAAAAACCGCAAAATACAATTATTGAATCCTATATTACAAACAGTGTTACGTGTCACCCACAAATATATATCGCTGATGATAAATTTCCATATTGGATTATTTACCGCAATAAGACCTTTGATGATGTAGCAAGAAAGATGGAGTTCAATGTTTTTAAGGCATATCGGGATAGAGTTATTACAAAAGCCATAACAAAGAATACAGGACGTATCAGAGTTCTCAAATCTCGCAACATTGGTAATAATAGAATTATTGATATTCCTGGCTATGATTGCTATATTGATAACATTACAGGACTTGATGTTGGAAAATATCTGAACCGTAAAGATTGTGTGCTACTTCCAAATTTGACATACAATCCTCGAGCCTGCTTTTTACCAGCAGGATGTATTGCAGACGGGTCTGTTGCCATTCTTACATTGGCAAAAGATGATGATGTTATAACTGCGGAAGATCTAGCGTTTTATGCGACCGAACAGTTTAAGAGATTTTATGCTATCGCACGTAATCTAGGGACACGATCTCTCAACATTGATAATAATTCTGTTTTCTTTTTTGGAAAACTTAAATAGCAACAGATATGAGAAACATAATAAACGCCTATCTTAGTCAATATGATCTAGATATACGCAAATCTCACGATGCAAGATTTGTAGACCAAAAATGTACTCCTGACATTGTATGTTTTATGGCCGATTGTGTCATGAACATGATTGCCACAAAACCGGTTTTTGTTATTAATGACATATGGGAGACTCAATATTTTATTCAAAACGCAAGAGTGATTTTTAATAAGCCGTGGGCAAATGATAAAAAAGCATACAATGAATATAACAAGGTGCTGTCTCAACCACTAAAATTGTTGGCTTACGCTCATATACTTAATGTTGATACTATTGCAGGAGCCTTGACATTCTCTGTTGCAAACGAGGACTTGCTAGACTATATTTCTCGCAAAGACCGTAATGCCTATAACTTTCTATATTGTTACTTTACAAAAGTCATGTCCGACAGTGGCTTTATGAAATATTTTGATGAGTATGCCCAAAATAGCGTTATTGATCATATTGCTGCGAAAAATGAGATATACGATAGATACTATCGTCTAATCAATGGCAATACTCCATCACACTCGCGCATAGACATTACGCGTATGTTTCACAAAGTATTTAATGTGTATGCAGCAGAACATCATTTACACGGTAGTAATGGGAATATAATATACTATTCCGATTTGATGTATAATAAGAAAAATTGGCGTGACATGGATAAAGATAAAACTATTACTCGCCAAGAAGCAATATCACCTGAAAACATTGAAACGCAGGAGGCCATCAACACCTATTATGTCCAAAAAGCTATAGCTCTCATCCGAAAGATCCAAACTGTCAGTGAAGTTAATGATAGCTGGAGTAATGGAGAAGCTACGCAAGTCCATCATATTTTCCCTAAATCTCAATTTCCTCAGATTGCACATTATGTAGAGAACCTTATTCTCCTAACAGCGACACAGCATAACACAAAAGCTCACCCGAACAATAAAACTCAGCAGGTCAATAAGGATTATCAGTTAGTGTGTTTGTTAGCAAAAGCAGATACTATAGAGAATTCGTTGTTAAGATTTGGCGATAAGTATTATAGAAAAGAATCTTTTATATACGTGATTAATACCGGCTTATCAGAAGACTTTAGTGTAAGCTTATCTTTTGATGACATACGGACTAGGTTAGTTCATATATATAATGCTGCATAATATCACTTAACTAATTCTGAGCATATTCATCTCAGAACATTACCGTGCTGTCCGATTATATTGTATGCAATGAAGTACTTTCTCCTATAAGAACAGCTCGTTTGTTTTTTCTAGTTTATCCGATAATATTAGCAAACGCTAAACACATATGCATAACGATATAATTTATTATCAGGACATTGTAGATTATTTCAATTTAGAGGCGGAATATGACCAAAAAAAACACGATGAACTCCGCGCTCTCCCATTAGTTGAACGCATCCATAAGAGAAAAGCGATCGAGGATATACGTTGGGATTCTTCGTATATGGAAAGATCGAAAGAAGGCGATCGTCTGTATCGCCTTATTATCCATAATAACTTGTCAGATTTTACTGAAGGTGAAAAACTTGAATTGCATAATATAAGCGGTAGTCTTAAGGCAAAATGCACGTTATATCAATATGACGAAGAGGAGAACATCATCATTGCAATCTATCGTACGGACAATCCACTAAACAATGCATGGGAGAATGAATCTCTTATCCTCGACAAAGATTGTGTAGATTTAAGAGAGTACGTATATTCAAAATACACATCGTCTGAAACTAGCTCTGCAGAAGGATGGGAAAACAAATTAATCAATACCCACCAAATACCATTATTCTGCAAGGTTGATGAGATGGATCTTGAATTAAAAGATACAGAGAACAACTTTCAACTATCTCTAAACGAGAAACAAAGAGAGGCGATTATCAGAAGTATGGCCACGGACAGTCATTATTTGATTCAGGGGCCTCCCGGGACCGGGAAATCGTTTGTCCTATCCATTATTATACTCGAGGAACTATTATTTTTCAACCATAAAGTTGTTGTAACAGGTCCCAATCATATGGCTATCAACAATGCGTTAGATCAAGTTTTGAAACTTGGTCCTGAACTTGCACCACATATTGGAAAGATTGGGCCACTATACAAAGCATCTGATTTTTCCATCGAAAAGGATGGCCACTCGTATCAAGTACAAAGATTCCCCCAACTCGATGTGTTCAATTGGAACTGTAGCAATGGATACTTGCTATGCGGCCTAATGCCACACGCCTTGTACACAAATAGGGCCCGAGGATTGAAATTTGACACTTTGGTGATTGATGAGGCCGGGCAAACTTCTATTCCCTTAGCACTAATGGCTATGAAGAATGCCCAAAAAGTAATCTTTGCAGGAGATCACAAGCAACTGCCTCCGATCATAACCTCCGACAAAATTGCACCAGCCCTGCGTCAATCTATTTTTCAACGCCTTATTGCGAATGAGAACTATACTCTACTTGATACCTCTTATCGTATGTGCGAACCTATTTGCCGATTTATCTCCGATCTATTTTATGAAGGAAAGCTAAAAGCACATAACAAAGGCAAGGGATCAGCCATTCTTAATGGAGGCGATTTGTACTCTTTCGATGCACCAATTATTCTGTATAATGTCGATGATGAAGGGAAGCAATCATCCGATAAGGAAGCAATCGAAATAGAACGAATGATTTACACCTATTGCGAACGAATGGACTTACCTCCCCAAGAGATTGGAGTCTTATCACCTTTCAGGGCACAGGTATCCACTATCAGAAGACTTTTAAGCAAATCGAGCCTATTATCGGACATTACGAAGCAAGAGGTGCGAGTTGATACTATCGACAAGATGCAAGGGCAGGAATGTGAAGTTATTATGGTATCTATGGCTTCGGGCGATTGGGAATATATGCAAGAAATGGGAGAATTTCTTTATAATCCTCATAAACTGAACGTTGCCTTTTCAAGGGCCAAATCAAAACTAATAATCGTAGGCAACTTTAACAAGATAAAATTTTTGGACAAAAACGCATATCCACATATTGCTATGATGTTGGAATCGACTAGCACTATTCATCTTGGGTTCTAAAGAAGTTTATCAGAAGATCATAAAGTAAAAAAGTCAAATATAACTTCCATTATAAATTTCAGCTCAAAGACTATGCAAAATCCGTGAGTCTATTGGATATTATCGATTATTCAACATTATATTTGCCAATAATTTAATATTGCATCTTATATCATAATCCAATGAATACTACCGACCTCAATCTTTCAGACTTATTTTCAAACAGATTTTTCCGGATTCCAGATTATCAAAGAGGTTATGCTTGGGGAGAAACCCAGCTAACTGATTTATGGGAAGACTTAGAAGACATAGCTATTGACCAAGGGAAATATCGGCCACATTTTATAGGAACAATTTCCTTACAAGAGTTAAATGTCTCGCAACTTTCCACGCCTGAATTGCAAGTTAGCCAAGATGGCAAAAAATTCTACAATATTGTAGATGGGCAACAACGCTTAACTACTATTTCTATTTTAAATTCTGAACGGTTTCGTCTAACCGTTTGATGAATAAACATTTAACGGAGTATCTGAAAAGTAATGGTAACGACTAGGAAACCGTGCGATTTTCAG